TAGGTGCTTTCTTTAATTGTTTTAGACCTAGAGCTATACCAGTAACAGTTTCACCTAATAAAGCTCCACCACCAGTTTGTCTTAATCTTGCTTCTGCTACTCCTATTTCTTCTTCTGTTTTTGCTTTTAATATTTCTGTTACTGGAGAAGCTAACCAAGGAACCTTATCCAACATATTGAATAAATTTTCTTCATAAGGATCTTGAACAACTGCATCAGTAACTGCACCAGCAAGTAAGTTTCTAGACCAAGGATTTGTTATTGCTTTTCTAGTAGCACCACTAACTAAACCCATAGGCAATAAAAACTGTGTTACTGCTTGTGGAACTGTGTATGTCCAATCTTCTTTATCTCCTTCTACTTCAAGACCAAGTTTTCCTATATCAATTAAATCGTTATTGTCATAGGGGTTTCCAGCAAAGTAATCATATATATCATCACCAAACTCTACTGCTTCATTAACAGCCTTTATAGGACCACTAATAGCTCCTCTAAGAACTTTACTAGCTGTTGTTTGTTTAATTCTGTCACCAGCTTCTTTAGCTTGCTGACGATATTCTTCACCAGCCTTTTGACGATTTTCTAAGAAGTCAGAATTATCTCCTCTTAGTTGTTGAATCTTTTCGTTTGAAGGCATGACTAATTAATTAGAAAAGGGCTGGTTTTGTTTTGGCACTTTTGATGACGTTTAGTATCTTCTTAACATAGTTTGGATCAGTGGCATAACCATTAGATTTTAAAAGTTTAATGGCTTCTTCAACAGTTGAACTGGTTGAAGTACCTTTTCTATCTTTGTAGTTATCATTCCACTGTTCTTTGTAATGCAAAAGCATATCTTTCAAGGAATCAAAATCTTTAAAGTAATCTTTAATGACCACTTCCTTTCCATCTATTACTTCTGTTGTTTGAACTAAAGTTGCTTTACCATCAGCTATTTCCTGTTTCGTTGCCTTAATACCTAAATAATTGTTTTTACCTGATGCTTCTTTCCCATGATCTGATTCTAAACTGAACTGTGCAGCTACTATTTCAGGGAATTTTATACCCACTTCTTTAGCTAATTTATAAATAGTTGGAAAATTGTTTTCCATTCTTTCTACACCATTACCAGTAGTTATAATTTGTGGTTCTTCTATCATTAATTCTCCTCGTTCTTGTGCTTCTTCTAATGTTCCAGCTGCTACTGGTGCCGTACCTGTAAGAGCGTTAGCAATTTGATTAGCAGCGTCAATAATTGGATTAGAACTTTGATCACCTAAAGGAGAAACATCAGGTACTCCTTCTAGCTTTTCATCTTCTTGATCATCTTCATCTTGATCTAAACCAAGTGGATTATTTAATTCATCTCTTAACTGCTGATCATATTTATCTCTTAGTTCAGTATATTTATCAAAGATTTCTTCTTGACTAGCATCTGGATTACTAAATTTCCAACGTCTAAAACTATCAGAAAATAGATTTTTATATTTACCTTCAATTGTTGCTCCTTGTCCTGTGACTTGACCCATAATATTAAATGTACTTTTACCTGCTCTTAATCTTGAATTTACTAAACCATTAAATTCTGAGATGTATTTATTGACTTCAGTAAATTCTCCATTACCTACTTGATTTGCATACTTTATTAAGTCACCAAATAGTTTTACATTTGCTGCTGTTTTAGGTGTTCTTGGATCTTGAAACCAATTTAAAGCTTCTGCTGCTGCTTCTCCTTCTGAATCAAAATCACCATCTATAATTCTTCTTTGTAATGTTGCATAACGTTCTCTTGTATCACCATCTAAAGCACTTTGAGCAGCTGTAAGTTTAGGTGCTTTTTCAGGTTGTCTAAGAACTAATTCATTAATAATTTGATTTGCATTAGGATCACCATCAGCTAATGCTTGTGCATATTTTTGTAGGCTATCTACTACATCTTTATCTTTAGCTCTTTTATCTTCTATTTCTTTTTGTTTTGCTATTTTATAAGCATAATCAGCAACTCTTCTTTCTATTTCATTTGCCTTATCTTTATAATCTGGATGATCTTTTAATGAAAGTTGTCCACCTGGTCCATAAGGAAATAAACCTGCTGCATCAATAATATCTGATACACGTTCTTCATCTCCTTCATAAGCAGCTGCTTCAGCTTCATCAAAAATAGCATCTAATATTTCATCATTTATCTTTCCTCTATCTTTACCACTAATGCCTAAATCTCCAATGGTCTGTTCAAACCCATTAATCAATTGTTTTGCTTGACCAGTAACATATTCAGCATTTGCCAAAGGTACTTTTGCTGAATCTTTTATAGAAATTACTTGAGTAACTAATGGAGAAGTTAATGATTTTAATTGTTCAAAATTATATTCTTGATGTTTCTTTAAATGTTCACTTGTAATGTTACTAGTAGCTTGAGCTAAATTTGGTAAGAAGTATTTTTTAACATAAGTAGGATTAACATCACCTAATAAATCTATTGCTTGACTACGTTGATCATTTAACCAACCTTGATATTCTTGTGAATCAAACTTATAAGCTGACAAAGGTTGACCATTAATCTGTGTAGTTGCATAACTACTATTAAATTTAGCTCAAG